GCACGCTGATCGTCACGGTGTTCTACTCCATCGTCACGCTGAATTAGGGCAAGTCCACCGCTGTGTGGCTGCTTGGGGCGGCCGCCGCGCCGCCCCGTTTCGCAACCTTATATGTCCGATTGGGCCACCATCGCCGCTGGCGTGAATGCTGCCATGCAGGACGCGTTTGGCGAGCCGGTGGTGTATCAGTCCGTACAGGGCGGGTTCCCGGTGGGCGACCCGCTGACCATCACTGCGATCCGCCATGTTCGGGAACGCGGCGAATCCGGAGCGGCCGCGAGCGCGGAAGAGATCTCCATTAACCCCGCCGACTTGCCCGCCGACCCCCAGCCCGGCGATTGGGTCACAGCCTGGGGAACGCAGTTCGTAGTGGGTCCCGTGCGCCAGCCGGATCCTAACGGCATGGTCCAGCTGTCGCTGATCGCGAGGCAAAGCCCAGATGATCAACCCTAAGACGCTGCTTGCCGAATGGGTCGCCGCGCTCCAGGCATTGCCGAACCTGGTGGAAGCGCTTGGCGGGAACCAGAACCACATCCAGTTCTACTCCGAGAACGCCGTTGTTTTCGGGAAGCCCACGCAGAACAACATCCGCATGGCGATCCTCTCCATGCCGCCCGGCTCGATCCTCGTGGCGTGGCAAGGGAGCGGTCCTGGTCGGCTCGGCAACGCGCTCGTTTTCGTTCACGACTTTTCGCTGTATCTGCGCGCGCCGGAACAGGCGGACGTCGGGTACGAGGATCTGTTCAACCTTATTGTGAACGACATTCCAGCCGGCGCCAGCCTGCGGATGCTGCACACGCCCATTGACCCGAACTGCGAGCCGATGGATTTCTACCTGCCGTCGGCCAGGCGCAACACCATCGTGATTAGCGCGGACGGGGCCACGTTCGAATACTTCGAATGTCCCGTGCGGCTGATTGAGTCCTTCAACCCATAGTCCTTGCGAAAGGCAAAGCAATGCCCCAGTTGGTTTACGTGAAATCGCCGCAGGGCGATGAAATCAAGGAAGTCGAGGCGACTGCGGAGGCGCTGTCTCCGCTGCTCTCGAAGGGCTGGCATCAGGTGCCGGTGCCTGCAGAACTGAAGCCGGCCGCGCCGGCCGAGGAGAAAGGATTGGCGGTTAGATGGCTAACATAAACGAATTGATGCAGGGCTGGAGCTTCGGCAAGCAGGCGGATATCATCACGCCCTGCGCCGTGGCGAAGGTCTGGCGGCACACGAATCTCAACACCAAGCCGTGGGCGAAGGTGCCGGTGAACGAGGATGACCGCGCCGAAATCGGCAAGGGGCATGAGTTCCCGACCCAGCTTTTCAAGTCGCACTACAACATGCCCACCTTCGAGATTTCGAAGTACGCTTCGTCCGAGTTCCTGGCCTGGGCGATGGCGTTCTCGCTGGGCAATGTGGTCCTAACGGGCACCGGGCCGTACACGTACGTGATTGTGCCCGCCCTCGGCGCCACGAATCCCACCGGGCTCGAGCTGCCGTACTTCTCGTTCGTGCAGCAGATCCGGCCTGGAGGTTCCGCCATCCTGGATGAAATCCTCGTGGGCTGCGCCGTGAAGGGCTGGAAGCTCTCCATCAAAAACTCGCCAGGCCGCGCCAGCGCCATGTGTTCCGTCGAGTGCGTGACAACGGGCCAGTACACCACGCCCAGCGGCATCACGCTGCCTGCCGTCGGCCTCCCGCATGAGTTCAACGCCGGCATGGTCAGCGCGTTGACCATCAACGGCGTCAACTATCTGACCGGCGGCAGCGGCAAGCAGTTCGTTTCCATGGACGCCTCCTGGGAGAACAACTTCCGGCCGGGCTTCTTCCCCGGCTCGGGCACGCAGGACGGCTACCAGATCCAGGGGCGGTTCGAGTTTGGCGACCGCACCTTCGCGATGCAGTTCGTGGTGCGCGTGCAGGCCGGCTCGACCGAGTACGCCAACCTGATCAACCAGACCACTGGCTCGGCCACCCTAACGCTCACGCGCGACGCGACCAACAGCTTCTCGATGGTGATCCAGAAGATGGGTTTCAGCGTGGTGGAGTTGAGCAACACGGACGGCATCGCCACGCTTCAGATCACGGGCGTTCAGCTTTACGACGCCACCAATGGGCTGCTGACCGTCACGGTCATCACGCCGCAGAACAATATCTGCCAGTAACGGAGAATTTTGGAAACGAACATGGAACAGACACAGATGAAGCAGCCCGTTTTCGATGCCACGAAGCCTTTCGTGGTGCCGATCCTGTCAGGCGGTGAAAAGCAGTGCGAAGTCCGTTTCCCGACGGATGACGAGTGGTGCGGTTGGGCGCGCAGCCAACGCACGGTGCGGCGCTTCCTCGGCCACGGAAAGTCGCAGAGCGAGGATCTGGACCTGCCGAAGATCAACGCGGAACTCTTCGCCAAGATCCGCACCGATAAGGACGGCCCGGAGTTCGACGACGCCGAAGCCGGGATGGTGATCGGCCGCATCGAGCGGTGCACCGTCTTGAACGTGGAGCGTGAAGGCATCAACTACCGGATCGAGATGAAGGTTCCGGGCGCGCGCGTCACGCACGTGTTGCGCATGCCGACCGCCAAGGAGATGCAGGACCACGAGCGGGCGTCGACCAGCATTGTGGCCGCGCGCCGGTCCGTCGAGACGCGGGCGTTTCTGGAGCCGAGCGGCGCGCTCTACGACAAGCTGCACGTCTCGCACGAGGGCTACGCCGGTGCCGTGCCGATCGTACACAAATCCGCGGCGGTGTCCGAGGTAGTCGCGCAACTGGCGATCGAGGCCGACGACGACCCGGAATAGCCGAGCCCGACTCCCCGGACGGGCCGGGCGTGCGATTTCTGATCCGGTCGGCTCTGCGTCAGGGGACGCTATGCGGCCGTGAGGAGGATTGTCCGGACCGGGTCTTCCGCTGCCGGCAGTGCGGCTACTCGCAACCAGGTGAGTTGGACGCCTGCCCAGCCTGCGGTGCCGGGTGGAAGGCCATCGACGTCAGCCACGGTCCGGCCTGCCCCAAGCACCTTGTAGAGGAGGCCTTCGAAACGCCGAACGGCATCCTGGTGCGGCGGTGCTTTCGTCTGCTGAATGCGAAGTCGATTGGGCTGGCGATCACGCTCGCCGATATCACCGAGGAGGAACTTCGCGTGATGGAGTCGATTGAAGCGGAGAAGCAGGAGCAAGCCGCTGGCGAAGACAGAGACGCCAAGAGCTTCCAGGAACTGCTTCTGCGAAAACTGTCGCGGCGATAACCCGCAAGTCTTTGTTCTCACGACGAACTCGAAGCTGAAACCTGCTGCAGGGCCAGGTCGGGAGCGAAAACTATGAGCACGACCGGGCGCCACGGCGCTGGCTCGATCCCCGATCCCAGCCACGCCCCACGATGAACACGGTAATTCTCTGATTGCGGCGATTGCTAGGCACAGCAGTCTGCTTCGTGCGTGCCGTCTTTGCCGGCCTGACGGATTGCTTGTCGAATGAGGTCAATCGATGGAGCGCCACGGCGGCTTCCGCCGGAAACATAAGTTCGGCAGCAGATCCCGAAGCTCCTGGCGGCTCGAGCCGATGGTTCAACATCGACGCCATTGACTCTGATGGTAGGCGAACCAAGGAATCCCAGCGCTGTTGCCATCTCTTCCTCCTCGACCGGGATCTCGTTGATCGTGGCCGAAGCATGCTCTTCCTGAAGCGCTTGACGAACCGACTCGACAGCGGGCGGGAAATTCGGACATTCGCATACGTAAAGGATGTCAATGGTCATGTCGGCTTCTCTTCTTGGTGGACTGGATCTGTTCGATCACGGGGCAGGGCTCTCCATGCGCGCCGGCCCTGATTGCCCGGCTGCAGGTGCGCAACGCTTGTCCAAGCTCGGCTTCAAGGTGTTGCAAGGCATTGATCTTGGCCCGAACAGTGGCCAGCCTACGTTTGATAATCTCGCGCACCTCCGGGCAGGCCTGTCCGTTCTGGCCTCTGAGGTGCATCAATTCCTTTATTTCCGCCAGCGAAAAGCCGAGATCTTGGGCCTTTCTGATGAACTGCAACTCATCAATTTCAATGCCGGTAAACACTCGATATCCGCCGGCACTGCGGGCCGGAGGTTTCAGCAGACCTGCTTTCTGGTAGAAGCGAATGGTGTCTACCGTCAGGCCGGTTGCTTTGGCGGCTTTACCGATTCTCAGCGGCTGAGCCATGATGCTTTATTCTTCTGTATTTCAGTCTAAACCCTGGAGTACACTCCAGAGTCAAGAGACGTTGAACTCTCCCGCCTCCGTAGTCCTCTGAACGATGAGGCTATGCCCCGTTTTCAGACCGCAATCCGCCGCGCCCGGTTCGTCTACTCGCCCTACACCGCCGTCGAAATGCAGGGATTCGCGCAGGTGCTGGCGGATGCAATCCGGACGCGTATCCAGAGCGGCCAGAACATCTACGATCAGCCGGCGGCGCCGCTGAAGCCGGGCAAACCTGGCCGCCGCGGATATCCCGATTACAAATCGGCGCGCGGTCTCCAGCCCATCCGCGACTGGACCTGGAGCGGGCATACTCTGCGGTGCCTCAAGGTGCTCACCGCCAATGAAAACCGCGCGGTGATCGGGTTCCTTGATGAAGCCCTGCCCGGCCGGCGGCAAACGGCTTCACAGATCGCTCTCTACAACAACCTCCGTGAGCGGCAGTGGGGCGTATCCCCGCGCGACCGCGCCGCAGTCATCGCGGCGATCCTGTCCGGGCGCCGCATTGTGACCGTCAAGGCAGCGTAAAAATGGGCGATCAAGCCGAACGTGTAGTTCTCGAAGCCGAGGACCACGTCAGTCCGGTAGTCGACAAGGCCAACTCCGGTCTCGACAGCTTCGAGAAGAAAGCGGAATCGGCGCACGGCAAGGTCATCCGCATCACCGATCAGACCCGGTCGTCCGTTCAGCGGCTCATCGCCTCACTCGAAAAGCAGGCCGACATATACGGCAAGAGCGGCGTCGAGCGGCTGATTTCGCAGCGGGACCAGTTGCTTCAGCGGTACTCGAAGGAACCGGCGGCCATCGACGCCATCACGCGCTCCTACGAAAAGATGATCGCGGTAGAGGAAAAGGCCGCGCGCGAGGCCGCCGCCGCGAAAGCCGCCAAAGAAGCCGAGGAGGCGCTCCGGAAGCAGTCCGAATCGATCAAGTCTTTCGGCGAGCGTATCGGCCAGTTCATCGAAAACCCGCTCCAGGGAGCCAAAAGCGCGGTCGGCTCCTTCCTCACCACTCTCGGTCCGTTCGGCGTGGGCGTTCTCGCAGGCGCCACAGCATTGGGCGGCTTCGCCGCCGCGGCTTTCGAGGCGGCCAAAAGCCTGGGCGAGTACGGCACCCGCGTAAAGGACGCCGAGTTGCGAACCGGACTGACCGCGAAGGAGGTCGGGCAGTTCAGTTTCGCGGCGAAAGCCGTAGGCCAGGACATTTCCGTCGTAGAACGGCTCATGCGCGGTCTCTCCCAGGCCGCGGATGAGAACTCCAGCCAGGGTGAAAAGGCTCGCGCCACCTTGCAGCGGATGGGCGTCGACCTGCGGAATGCCGCCGGCGAGATGAAGCCCACCTCCGAGATCCTGATCGAAATCTCGGAGGGCCTGAACAAATTACCGGAAGGCCTCCAGCGCGATGCCGCCGCCATGGAACTGTTCAAGCGCGCGGGCATCGAGGCCATTCCGTTCATGACGGAATTGAACGAAAACCTCCGCATCGCACACGAGCAGGGTTTCGGGCCGACCGAGGACGACGTCCGCCGCTTCCAGGAGTACCAGCGCGAGGTGGCGCAGCTCGAAACCAAGTGGGACGCGCTGGTGCGCAAGTTCAAGGAAGGGATTGTCATCACCGTCTCGTGGGTGGGCAAGGGCGTCGATTGGTTTCTAAACAACATCGGTACGGCTGGTGATGATGAGCGCGCGCGCCGTGAGGAGGAGCAGGCGCGAAAGGATGCGGCCGACATCCAGGCGGCCGGCGGCTACGGCGCGAGCATGTCGCGCAGCGCCCACCGCGCCGAGTTGGCCGATCTGGAGCGCCGCGCGCCGGAGATCTTGCGGCATCGCGAAGCCACGCTGAAACGCATCGAGGACCTACGGACGCAGCAGCAGAACCTCGTCGGCAACTTCGGTTGGGTCCAGATGTTGGCGCCTACCGAAGAGGAACTGGGCCGGGCCCAGAAAGCCGGCGACATCCAGAAAGAGATAGACCGTATTCAGCACATGCTGGACGCGGCCGAGCAGGCGGCGCACCGGACGGATCTGCGCGCCGGCAAGGAGGAGGCGGATCGCCTCCGCGCCCGCTTCTTCGGCACGCACGAAGGCATGGAGAAGGCCTACTCCGACGCAAAGAAAGATGTGGAGCGATACCAGAAGGAACTGTTCGAGCCGGAAAAGCCCCTGACGAAAACGGAAGTCCTCGATTTGTCCGGCAAGCTCCGCACTGCGCAGGCTACCGAGGCCCGTTGGAAAACCGCGCTCGATGCCGAGAAGAATCAATCGGAGCAACTGAAGGAGTTCCACCGGGAAGCGGAGGCTTTCGTAAAGAAGGGTGAGGAATCGGAGCTCGATGCCATCGGCAAGATCTACTACCAGCGAGACCTGCTGTTGCAGCAGGCTGCGAAGGTGAAGGCGTCGGAAGCCGAGATCGCCGCCATCCGGAAATCCGCCGATGACCAGGCGGCGGTGGTGTCAAAGAAGGCCTGGGAGGAATTCGAAAAGTACGATGAGAAGCGCCGGGCCGATCAGCAAAAGCAGATGCTGGGGCTATTCCTGCCCTCGAAGGAACAGTTGAAAGAGTGGCAGGACGTCTTTAAGGCGCAGGAGCGGATCGACGATCTTGGCGTCCAGGCGCAGCGGGAGGCGCTCCGGCGGCACGCCAACGTGGAAGCGAGGCGCGCGGAGACGCCGGAGGAGGTGTACCAGGTTCGTGTCGATCTGGCCATCAAGCTTGCCGAGATAGAGGTCGCGCGGATCGAGAAAGAGGAAAGCGCCGCCCGGCGAATGGAGTTGGCGGCGCAGGCGCAGAAGGACCTTTATACGGAACTCGCCCAGGCCCAGGACGAGCTAGATGAAAAGCGCGCCGCGGCGGAACAGAAACGCACGGAGGAATTGCAGCGTCAGGTAGAGGAAATCCAGAAGGTCTCCGCGGGACTGCTGCACACACTGTTCACCAAGCCGGGCGACTTTCCTAAGCAGTTGGGCACGACGATCCGCGACGCGACGCTGAAGCCGATCGAGGGAGGCCTGGGCGGCATGGTGGCGAGCGCGTTGCACCCGCTGATTTATGGACAGGGCGGCATCGCGAGCATCTTGGGCGGCGCGTTTGGTGGCCCGAAGCAGGACCCGCTTGCAGTCACCACGGACAACACCACAGCGACGATCCAAAACTCCAGAGCTATCTGGCTTTTGACCGCCGTTCTCTCGGAATACATGGGCCGGAGCGTGCCGGCGCTGACCACCCAGGGCGGCGCCGTGCCGAATATCGGGGTGGCGTCGCCGTCCGGATTCCTGAGCCAGATGCTCCGAAATACCGGGGGCCTGCCCCGCTTTGCTGAAGGCGGGGTGGCGACGGGCCCTAGTATCGTTGGCGAGGCGGGTCCGGAATTAGTGATCCCGCTCAATCGGCTGCGCAATATCGGACTGCCCCCCAGCGTGAATCTGGTGGGCCACTACGGGCCGGAGACCGACGCCGCTCTGGAGAAGGCCACGATGGGGCTGTTCAACATTGCCTTGCCCGCGGGGCTGAGCGCGCTGGGCGGTCCTGCCGGGGTCAGCGTCGGCGAGAGTTTCATGGCACTGCTGACCGGCGCGGTTGGGGCGGCGACGCCCGATCGACATGACGGCGTGATGCTGGGCATGGTGCCGATGGGGCCTCCGGGAGCCGCACAATACTCGGCGCTGACTGATCGCCAGAAAGTGAGCCAACTGATTCGACTCGCGCAGATGGTGGAAGTGAGTGAGCGTCCTTCTCAGGTGCTTGAATATCCTGGCGGGAAGATCCTCCTCGCTCCGCAGCAGCGCTTCGCAATGCCCGGCGCGAACAACGAGGTTTGGGGCGAGGGCCTGATCCGCGACGTTTACAATGCCGCGAAACCCGCTCACAAGCAGCGAATCAGCACCCTCGGTATTCCGATGGACCAGCGCGGACAGGGCGTCGGGCAGGCGTTGTATTTGGCGGCGATGAAGCACGGCCCGATCAATTGGGAAGAGCCATTCGAAAGCCTCAAGCTCACGGAGGAGTCATCGCAGGTTCGCGCCGCACTGGTCCGCAAGGGCCTTGCGGAGCGCGAGGGCGATTGGATGCGGCTCACGGACCGGGCAAGGGAAATGCTCGGGCTGGAACCGCTCTCGGGTTCCGCTTCCGTGCGCGCGCCGCGCGACCTGGAATACATGGCGAAACCGAAGAGTGGGGCGCGTGGCGTGCTCGATCCGGAGACGGATTGGAATTGGGGAGAGGGCGGGCGCGACACGTGGGGCATGACGCATGAGCAGCACGTGGCTGCCGGCCGCAAGGGCGGTATCAAGAGCGGGATCACCCGCCTGGCGAATCCTCGCGATCCCGAATTGGATATGTTCGGCAACTACATCGGGCCGCCCGTGGACGCTCCAGAAACCGTGCACCAGGCCAGCTCGAGCATCGATCGAGTGGCGCCTCACCTGAAGAATATCGATTGGACCAGGAAAGCGGGGCAGATCAAAAACCGGGTTCTGGTGGGCGGCGACGCCATGAGCCTGGTGCAAGCGGGCAAGCGTCTCGGCGTGAGTTCGATGTCCCTGGAACGCGAGCTCCGCGCCCGCTATCCGGGCCGGGACTGGAGCACGATCGATCTGGAGGACGTGATCGGGGACTGGAATCTGAAAAGCGTTACGGGACGGAAGGCATATAGGATCCCGAAGCACGAGGAGGGCGGCACCATCGCGACCACTGGGCCTGCCATTGTCCACGCGGGGGAGGCCATTGTCCCGCACGCCGATACGCTCAAGCGAAGCATCGATGCGTTGACGCTCGAACTGCATTCGAACACCGGCGTGCTGGGCTGGTTCGCTAATTCGATGATCCAGCCGATGCTGGGCGGCCGCGCGCCCGCCTTGCCGATTCGCGTCCCTGGCGTTGGCACATTATCGATTCCGCCTCTGTTCGGGGGTGGCCCCGAGACGGCGTCGGCCAGCACGATCATTTATGCGCCGATGCCGGTCAGTTCGGCCTCGACCGCCGGCGCCGCGGCGGAGGGCGGGTACACGCCCGCTCCATGGGCTTCCGCTCCGGCTGGCGGCTATTCTCCTGCACCTTGGGCTGGTGGCGGCCAAGGCAGTAGCTGGAATCCCTTTGCCCTCGCGAATTTGGCCAGCGGCAAGGGCGGCGTCCCCGGTTCGACGTTCAGCCCCCACGCGATGCTCTCCAGCTTGAAGAACACCGATTGGGGCGGCTTCACGCGCAATAAGGAGGGCGGCATCACCGGCATGCACGGCGTGGCGGGCGCAGCCGTGTTCACCGGCGGCACGATGGCCGCGGAGCGCGGCCTGCTGGGGTCGGACCGTGGTACCTGGGCCGGCATGGGCGAAGGCGCTGCGGGCGGCGCGGCGGTTGGATTCACCATGGGCGGTCCTCTGGGGGCGCTCATCGGCGGCGTGGCTGGATTCGGCATCGGCCTGGGTGAAAAACTCGCTGGCGTCGAGAGTCCCGAAGCCCACGCCAGCAAGCTGATCAAGCAAGTTTACGGGATCGATATTCCGAAGAGCAGCGGGACGGTGAAGCAGGTCGTTGCCATCGCACAGCAGGAATTCGGCGGTCAGATCTCCGTGGCGGTGCGGTCGCCCAGCGTACGGCAACTGGTGATGTTATATTCCGAGGCCACCGGCCAAAAGATGCCGTTGTCGGCGGCTACGCCGTACGGTGGCAGCCTCGCGGAGGTTGGCGGCAACCTCTATCAGCAGGCTGCCTTCCAGAACAATCAGTGGCACGCCTACCAATCCGGCATTCCGACGCTGGGCGGGATCAGCGCCGCTCCGTATCCCACGCCGGGAGCCATCCCCTCGGCCGGGATGGGGAACACCACCATCGCGCTGAACATCAACGGTACGCCGATTACGCCCGAGTTCGTGATGGATCAGTCCATGGCGGCGCAGGGCGGCAGTTACGGCCGCACGCAACAGGCGGCGAATATGCAGGTGCCGGGGCTGATGGTGGCGTGACTCAGTTGATTCGCCCGGTCTCGGGTTGATCGGCGTCCTCCGCGGGAGGCGGCATCAATACCTCTACCGCGGCGCCCAGGCGCTCGATGGCGACGGCCAGCGCCGCAGTTAACTGGACGATAGTCCGGCATTCGATGAAGATCTTGTCTCTGTCGGTCATGGTGGTGTCTCTCGATACCACCAATTGCTTGGCACGCCGGAGGTCGCAAGGGGAATTTCGAGATGCCCGGTAACCTCCAGCCAGCCGCGCCGAACGGTGTGATGCCCGCGTCGCTGTGTACTGCGTTTACGGAACTGCGGGAGTACGTGCAGCTTCAGAACCAGTACCACGACGGGACGGTTCAGCGTTCGCAGCTCGCGCAGACCTCCCGGCGGACATTTCGCCTCAGCAAGCGGCTGAGTGCGTCGGCGCTTTCGGCGCTCTACAACTTCTGGGTTTCGCAGAACGGCGGGTTGACGCCGTTCGCCTTTTACAATCCCTTCGACGTGGCCGCCGGCCAGCACATCGGTAGCAATTACGACCCGACCGGCAACAACACGCAGGGGCGCGTGACGGTGGCGTTCCGGGGCAATTGGGCGCAGGCGACAGACCTGGCGCGTTCCGACGTGCAGGCGCTGGAGCTTGTGGAAGTGGCGTGAGCGCGATCTCCGTCCTTATCCTCATTTGCCCGTGCGGGCGCAGGCTCGAGATCCCGGACACGCAGCGCGTCGTGCAGTGCACTTGTGGACGGACGCTTGTAGTGGAAGCGATCCGGAACGATGACTTGGTAACTATTCCCTCCCGGTAACTCTATGTCAGATTCCATCGGCCGGGTCGCCGTTCCCACGGTGGTCAATTCCGGTCAGACATTCCCGCTCGCCTCGCAGCACCCGTTCGGCTTCTCCGTTGAGAGCTCCGTGATCGTACACCGCTTCGGCACGCTCGACGCCAAGCAGGAGCAGCGATACTACGCCGGTATCGGCCCCCGGAAATTTCAGTTCCGGAGGCCGAACCTCAATTGGAGCGAATCCCGTGCGCTGAAGGCATTCTGGGAATCCATGCAGGGGGCGTGGAAAGCATTTACCTACAACGTTCCCAATCCGAATGGCACGACGACGGTTACGCTCGTCACCTTCGAGCAGGCGCCGCTCTCGCTGGAGTACCTCCGCAACGCCTGCCAGGTCGGACTGAACTTCGTTGAGGTGGTCGATCCCGCCCAGGCGCCAAGCTACACGGTCGCATCCACGTGCGTGCGGTTTCCCTCGAGCGCGCTCTCCACGGCTTTGCTTTCTGAGGTCCAGCAGATCATTCCGCTGATCCATATTCGCGTGCGCGAGCAGGCCGTGCCGGATATCTACCTTTCCGACCGCCGCGTCACCGTCGGCGGCCAGTTGTACCTGCCGCGGCTCATCGGCATCGGCGAGCCCGGGTCCGACGTGATTATCTCCCAGGACATCAAGGGATCGTCGGACAACGTGCGATTCACCTTCGGCAATGCCGATCGCGTGATGACGCAGTTGGCGAACGACACGGATCTGAAGTACGCCGAAATCGACCTCTGCCTGTTCCACGTCAATTCCGGAATACTGCTCCAACTGTGGAAGGGCGTCATCCAGAACTACACCAGCGACGGCACCGCCAATTTCCCAGTGACCTGCTCGGACGGGTTCTTCCAAATCATGAACCAGTACCCGGAGCGCGTCGTAAGCCGGCAGTGTTGGAAAATCTTCAACGACGGCGTGAATTGTCCGTATGCCGCCCACGGCAGCGGCGGCGATCCGAATTCCTGCGACTATTACCTCGAATCCGCCAACGGCTGCCAGGCGCACGGCATGGCGCGCTACTTCGGCGGCCAGCAGGCCGATCCGCAGGGTGTGAATATCCTGGACAATTCGACCGGGTTCGCCGGACTCGGCCGCAACAAGGTTACCGCGACCTCGATCATCTCCGATACGGTCTGGGGCCTCGCGCTGCCCGAAATCTGGTGCAGCAGCGGAGGCAACCCGCTGTTCGCGTTCTTCGCGGTAGCCCTGCTCGTCGCTTACCGGGACGAATCCGATTTCTCCGATTCGCTGGGCATCCTGGGCGCGGGCCCGCTGGGCGGGTTCACCGCGTCGATGGTCGTGCAGAACGCCGACGGCTACCGCTACGTGGTGGCGCCGATGGTGGACGGTTTCACGTGGCAGGGATTGAAGCTCGACGGCAACCTGAACATTTCGAAATACCAGCCGGGGATGGGGCTGCGTTATGTTCCCGGAAATGACCCGGCGAATTCGGCGACCGATTCCTTCTCCCTGGGCCAGGGCACGCCGCAGGTGTGGCAGCCCAACACCTTCGCGGCCGGCACCGCCGCCTGCGAGATCCGGATTTCGAAGGACAGCAAGATCCAGCCCAGCACGCCGGACCAGCACCAGATGAAAGTACCGGTCGACTACGGGCTGTGGGGCTGGGTGTGGGATAAGAACAGAAACCGCAGCGCCGTCCGCGGCCTGGTGAATCCGTTCTGGATCGCCGTCAACATGCTCTTGCGCGCGATGGGCCTCTACGGCGATCCCTCGACCGGTTCGAACCCGGCTGGTGGCTCCGGGCCCGCGTCGGCGGATCAACTGGCCACGTTCGTGCTACCGTCGCTTGTCGCCGGCGACGGCAGCGGCGCCGCCGAGATCGCCGCCGACCAGGTGCCGCCGATCTTGGGCGCCACATCCGGCACCGCGTATTCGATCACCGCCGAGGGGCAGGCGCTTAACGGCGCGCAGATTAACCGGAATCCCGACGGCAGTTGGACCTTTCAGTATTACGACGAGCAGCAGAATCTGAATCTTCTGCCCATCGCCGACGCGGTGAGCGCCGGTTACGCCGAAGCCGACACTTACGCGATCACCGAGACGCAGTTCCAATTCCAGGGTGTGATCGGCAGCCAGAAACCGTTCCGGGACTGGCTGACGGAAGTGCTCAACTGCTGCCTGGGTTTCTATACTTGGGAGTTCGGCAAGCTGAAACTCGGCTGCCGCATCAATGCCAGCGCGGTGGACGCGTACACGCAGGCCAACATGCTGTTCCAGAGCCTGCGGTTGACGCCCATCCAGGCGGCGTTCGAGAAGATCGTGCTCTCGTTCGCGGACGTGGCATACGCCTACCAAGCCAACACCGCGGAGTACTGCGATAAGAGCCACGCCGCCTATTACGGCCGCGCGCAATCCCCGCTAACCGCTCAGATGCACTCCGTGGGCTGCTCGACGCTCAGCCAGGCGCTTCGGATCGCCGCCACGCGCGTGCGCGAGGAGATCGGCGGCATCAATCCCACAGAGTGGCGCAATGCGCGCGCGGCCGCCTGGGGCACGACGCTCCTGGGTCTCGGCAATGAGGTCGGCCAGGTGGTCTCGATCACGCATCCGGACGTGCCGGGTGGGACGGGCAAGTTCCGGATTCAACGCTGGAGCCTACGGAAAGACTGGTCCGTGCAGATCGAGGCGCAGACCGTCACCGACTCCATGTACGACCTGGACGCCGGCCCGAAGCCGGTGGACGTGACACCCGCGCCGCTGCCGGGGTTGTTCTATGCCATCCCCCTCGGTCCGGCCTGGGCGCCATACCAGGTGCAGGCGCCCTCCTGGGATGCGCTGTTTCCGAACGAATGGACGTTCGATTCGAACCAAACCTACACGACGCTGGCCGACGGCAGCGCGCTCGCCAGTCTCATCATCACCGGGAAACTGCCGGTGAATCAGTTTTCGCCCGGCGCGGGCGCGCCGGGAGTCGGATCGGCCTCGCGGTCGGCCACCGGTGGCTCACTCCCCGCCAATACGACGTTGCGCGTGGCCCTATGCGCCATCGATTCGGACGGACGGCCCTCGCCGCCATCCAACATCGTCCTCGTCGGCACCGGCCCGCAGGCCGGCGGCTCCTTCACGCTGGAGAACATCACGTGGCCGGCGGTCGCCGGTCTGGCCTCGTACGTTCTGTTCGTCGGCACGCAGGATGGCCTGATCTGCGCGCAGGTGTCAGGAGACCTCACACCCGGCAGCAACAACACGTATACGCCAGGCTCGATCACGTTCGGCGGCCCGCTGGCGCGGTCCACCTGGGCGATGCCCTCGCCCTATGTTTCGAAAATCCGGGTCAAGGGGAAGCGCATCGTCCACAGCGGCGTGGTCGGCGCGCCGGTGAGTGCAGTCAACGCACCCAACCAGATCGTGAGTTCGTGGCTGATCGACACGGAGCACAAGACCTCGTTCAATCCGGTCGGACGGGTCCTGTCTGTCATCGGGCGGCCGGAGAGTAGTGCGCCTTTCATCAACCTGACAATCACCGCATACGACAGTGCGACCGGCACGCTCACAGTGGCGCCGCAGGCGGTTGTGGACGGCCACCCGGAACTGTCGGTCCAGGTTGACGACGTGTTCGTCATCCGCTACAAGGCCGACGCCGAGAACTCCACAAACCCGACACAGATCACCGACTCAGGCTGCCAAAACGTCGAGTATCCCGACGGCATGGCCCCGGGGGCGGAGGTCGGCAACATTCTGCGAGTGATCGCGGGCACGGGCCGTGGCCAGTTGCGGAAGATCACCGGCAACACGGCTACCCAGTTGTCCTGGGACCTGCCGCTGGTGCTCGACCAGACATCCGTCTGGATCGTGGAGGCTCCGGCATGGGACTACGCGGGCGACTCCACCGCGATCAGTAACGCCGATTCCCTGCGTGCGGTAACGTTGAATATCCCCACCGACAACTACATCGATCAGGCCCTACTGATCGCCGGGTTCACCGTGGACGTGAACGGCAATGAGTCCCCGGACGGCGATGTGCCCTTGCGCGAGGATTGGGTCTTCGGCGCAGAGGGAGCGGG